TTCAACCGGAGTTGTGGTTTCTTCCACTTTTTCGGGCTCGCTTTCTGGTTGGGTTTCTTCAGCAGGGATAACTTCCTCTGCTGCGATCTCTAGCACCTGAGCAGACTTGAAAGCCGGTTCAGTTACCAAAGAAACTTCTTTTAATTTCGCGGCTGTGACAACAATGTGTCCATCGCGTGAGGGCTTCGATGCAATAATTTCTGCACCAACTGAGAGACCTGAAACAAGTCCTTCTTGAGCCATGACTAGAGCATCGTTGCCGCCTGTAGATCGTGAGAGCTTAAAGGTTGCATAGATACCGTCTGCGCGAGTCTCTGCCGCAATCATGCGACCAACTGGCTTCTTCATATCATGCTGTGATAGCAACTTAATCTTGGAGACGTCAGCAATGTCGATTGACCCTGCCTCGAATACAACGCCGCCCATGTTGGTATTGCCAATCTCGCCTGTACCCATTGGCACAATCTTGCCTGAGATTTCTCTGCGATCTTCATTGCACTCGATTGAGGCTGCTTCGATGATTAGGTTATTCATTAGGTCATTCCTTCGATTCCGTTGGGAGTTAAGTCTGTCATTTCCATCGCTTGCTCTGTAGAGATAAGTCCTAGGGTAAGGAGCTTCTCAATTACTTGGAGTTCAACTAATGGATCGTTCTTTAAGAAGGTATCAAATACCGCAAAGCGAACTTCATGACCGTCTGTAGAGATATCGTTCATAGAGAAGCGCGCTTGAATAGCCTGAATGTAAGGCTCGATAGATAGCGCATAGAACTGCTTGCGCTCATCTTGGACATTGGCATATGTCATTGTGGTGTTCTGATCTGCTGAAAGATAATAGGCTGGCACATTCATTGCGCGAGCAATCTCAGTTGATAGGTTTTGAATAGCCTCGTTGTACATCATATCTTTAGGCGAGAACTGTGTTGATTGGAACTCAAGAGTAGATGTGAGGTAAGCAGTAGAGTTGTTGTTACGGCTACGCTTCCAAGCTGCAAGGAGTCCAGAGACTTCATTGGCTGGTAGGTCTGCGCCTGTGTTCTTTAAGATTCCACTAGACATTGGAGTAGCAGAAGCAACTGAAGCTGCTCGGTTGATATCAATGGCTGACTGGATTGTGCGACCAGCGCGCTCTAGAACGCCCTCATCAAATCCCTGAATAGTAACAATGTCATTCATGTCGATTGGTTGGATATCGATGTAATACTGAGTGACCATGATGCCTTCAAGGTCAGTTGTAAAGGTAACGCGTGAGTTAGCAATCCATTCAAAGGCTGCTGGTCTGCCATCTTCTGCATAACGCTCTGTAACTCGAAGGTAGGACACTCCGTAGAATAGAAGTGAGTCCACGATCCAAGTAAGAGTTACGAATGAAGGCTGGTTCTTTGCAAGTTGGTTAATCCATCGAGGCGCGGCAATTACTTCGCCTGTGCGCTTGTTGTAATACTCAAGTGGGATTGATGCAACAGTTCCGCAGATAAGGTTTCTTGCGCGAGCGACGGAACTGACTGACATTGCATCTTTGCGAGAGACTCGAAGGGCAATCGCGTTATAGAGTGAAGGTAAATTTTCACCCATGACCTGCGGTGCAGCTTGCGCTTCCAAGATTTGCGGCTTACGCGAAAAGAGACCCATAGAAGGCAATTATACACTAGATGTAGGTCAATCGGTGTATATAGCCGCTACCTGTTGTGGTTTAACTAATTGATGGACAACCATCGCAGTAGAGATAGCACCCGATACATCTCCAGCACTCTTGCGTTTAACAATTCGCCATGAAGAGTCATTGGTCTTAGCCGCGCAGTTGTTCATTTGCTGCACCCAGTTCTCTTGGCCGGAGTGAACTAATCGATGATTGACCAACGCATCTAATAGATCACCGCAAGCCTGATAGAAGGCAGCGCCAGAAATGTCAAGGGTTATTTGGCCAGCATTGGAGAGTCGGTCAGCGATTGATTGAGCTGTGTACTTGTCAAAGCAAATTTGGCGAGGGCGATACTGGTCAGCCCATGCCTTGATATCGACTGCAATCTTTAGATCATCAACGCTTACTTGTGATTCCCACGTTTGTAGGATTCCAACTCCAATGCGACCATCTGAGAGTATTTGCCCAGCAACCAGACTTGCGTTGCGCCTACTCGGAGATACATCGAAAGCAAAGACCGTATAGCCACCAACCGGAATTGTGAGACTGGCATCTGAAGTGTCCTCAAGGACTCCATGCGGCCAAGGAGATGAAAGAGAATCAATCCATTGGCAGAGCAACTCAGTTCTAGTATTTTCAATCGGGCTTGTCGCAACAGCTTCTTCAAGGGCTTCCTCGCTTATCGTATAGCCAAGTGCAGGGTTCGCTTGAGCCCAGCCTTGGCGGTCGGTTATCTTGCAGTATTGTGGTGCTGAATACTCATAGAACCCGAAACTCTTAGGTGGGTTCTCTAACGCTCGTTCTCGCATTCCATTGAGGACAACTGAGAAAGCGTCTCCTGCATTCGATGTAAGCAGGGTCGAAGAATTTGAACGAGCTCTAGTCGTAGGGATAGCGGCTCGAAATCCCTCTTCATTGATTTCTCGGAGCTCGTCAATAAAGAGAAAGTCTGCAGTTCTGCCTCGAGATCCATCTCTAGTTGCCGCAACAACATCAAGCCTTCTTCCGTCAAGCATTTCAATAGACTCTGTACCGTTGGCATATCTGATCTGTTTAACGAATCCTTTGAGGTGGTCATTGGTCTCCAATACTTGAGCTACTTGTCGGAAGGTGTCGAGTGCCATCGATCTATTCGAGGACATGATAAGAACGTTGCGGCTATCCCACTTAAGCAGGTGAGCCAATATAAGCATACGGGCTAGATGAGTCTTCCCGTTCTGCCTAGCGATTAAAAGTAGGTTTGTCTTGCGAACCCAGTTGCCGGATTTATCAACGGTGAGCATATCTTTGAGGACATACTCCTGCCACGGCAATAAAGGCATCTGGATTATCTCGCAGAGGTCTTTTACATCTTGCAGCTTGTTAGCACCCTTCAAAGGTATTGACTGAAGCCTCGGTTTGGTTGCCCCTCGGAGCGCTTTGGATCGTTTGGCTGCCATCGGGTTAATTATTGACTGGTTTGGCTGTAAACGGACTATCTTCGTGGATTTTGGACTGTGTTGGAGAGAGGAAGGCTGAAAAGACAGGGGGGGTAGCCTTCCTGCCTAAAAAAACGCCTTGATTACGCGATCCTTTAGCGCTGTTGCATGATTGACAACAAGCTACTGCATTATCGAATGAGACCACCAAGTCTGGTGCCTTGCTGACTGGGATGATGTGATCGACTGTGTTGGCTGGTTGCTGACAGTAATGGCATGACCACTGATCACGAGCCAATACCTTTAATCGAAAGGCTTTGTAATCTCTACTTAATCGAGGATCACCGCGCTTAGCCATTGCCAGACTCCCTGCATGGTGCGCAATATGGCACATGGCATGGCTCGCATAACTCTGTATCACCATCACCCATAAGCAATATATCCTCAACAAATGCTGACTTAAATCCACATAGATCGCAAATGTAAAGTCTCATTTATTGCCATCCTTTAGTCTTTAAGTGATGCAATGCAGCACAGTAGTTAGGCTCATCATACTGTGTTATGCCATAGCGATTGGCAACGTAATACCAATACCACCAGAACTGATAGTCCGCCGGTGAGTTCTTAAGGCTATTAGATCTACCTTGATATAGGCCATGATGTGAGCCATTAACTGCATCGATCTTCCATCTGGATTCTCTATAGATGATCTGATTATGACAATGATATTGCTGATCAGTTAATTGCTTAGCAGCTAGTATCTTGATGCTTTTAGTTGCATCTATTGAAGCCTCACTACTATTTGCTCCAGCAATAGATAGAGATAGCCCAATAACGACTGCTACCGAGCAAGCTACGCCTTTCAGGCTTGCTCTGAAGCCTTGAGGGCTTCTAGCAGAGAAGTGTACCGCCTTGGTCAAATACATTTGATATAAGTCCTGCTCAGAACGGCGTGTCGATTTACTTGTCTGTGGAATAGAAGCCAGTACCTTTGAACTGGATACCAAAGGATGAATAGATTTTGCGCATCGGTTCATGACAGAAACCGCATTCAACATCGTGAGGTTCATTTATCTTTAACTCCTTCTCATAGCGAAGATTTGCCTCGCATAGATCATTAGTACATTCAAACTCGTAGATTGGCATTAGGTTAATTTTCCATGCATTGTTTCAATATGACTTAACATCATCCGGCTAATCTCCATCTGACTTAGGAAGCCATAAGCAGACTTCAGTGAGTATCCGCAAGGGCAGGTGTGCATCTTGTCCGGCAATTCCATTTATTGATCCTCTCGACAGAACTGGCATCTTTCGCCAAGTGCATATACTCCACAATCTAAGCATCGAGTAATGTCTTTATCCTCAACAACATCTTTGCGTTTGTCATAGCCAGCAGCTACGAGTAACTCCACCAGATCGCCTAGGCGGAGCATGGCAACGTATTCCTCACAACGTTCACCTTGTCCATTAAGCCTAAAGCAAGCGAACCCCAATAAGCCGCTCTTGGCTGTCCTAGTTTCGATCTGGCGGAGTGTTCCCGAGACATCGAGTCCTGTGCGCGCTTTAACCTCGCAGTCGAACGGGACATTGAGAATGTCGCGCCCATTACCTCGACCAACTACAGCACCTTCCCACCAGTGCCGTAGAAACTCTGCTACTACGCGCTCTGTGCGAAAGCCTCTGTGTTTACGGCTTTGACTCATTGACTGCGTGGCATTTCTTGCATGACCATGTAATTGCTTGACCTTCGATCCAGAATGCTAGTTCTGTGGTTGGAACAGGCTCGTTGCATAGATGACACAATATCCTAACTTGAAGCGCATTTAACATTTCACGCGCTCTAGCCTTTTCATAGAGTTCATCATCTGTTGGGAACTTCTCCCATTCTCCATCTTGATTTAGGAACTGCAAGCCACTCATAATCGAGCCTCTTGCGGTTTCCACGCGCCATTGTTATCAATGACGTACCAGATTGGATCGCACTTATCGACCTGCGCCCATGTTTCCTGACGACCAGGTTGCACTGGACAAGACATGTTTGCCCAAGCCTTTCCATTCTTGTTGCCGGTGCGCCAGATGCGCTCACCATGCTTGCAGTGTGGAATGTCCTTATCGATCTTGGTTGCACCTAAGACTTCTTGCACCAATGCAACAGCATCAGCAGCTGAAGGCGCAGGTTGAACAGCCTTAACAGTCCAAGGATCATCTTCAACTGGTGTAATGATTTTGTCGTTTAACTTCTCTGCGAAAGGCTTTGGTTCAGATGCTTTGACTTTAGACATCTCCTCGCGGCTAGGACGTTTGCCCTTCGAAGCATAGCCTGCGTTAGCCAATGCACGACCAATCGCACTCGTCTCGCAATTCTCAAGAGCCGACGTAGAGTTAACTCCTCGCGTTGAGACGGTTTCCTCTGCAAAGCCAGTTGTCCAAGCCTGTGCATCCACTTCAGTTCTAAAGATAGAAGCCTGAACAATAAACCGCTGAAGCGTGTGCTCAACCAATACAGTGCTAATTCGACCATCTGGGTGTTCCTTCCAAAACTTAACTAGGCGTTCCTCGACTGTCTCGTAATCCTCAAGATTAAACATAAAGTTCATTCTCCTCAGTATGTAATTGTCCGGCAATGGCTAAGTAAGCAACTGCATCAACATAGGTATCAACCTTGCCAGTCTCCATCGATCGCGCTATTTTGACCAGTGCCATGCACGTTGCAACTTGATAATCTGTAATTGGCATTTCCAGATAACTTGACCAGAGGGCTGCTGTTCTTGCCATATTGTCTGACGGATGACCGTAATCGATACCTCGGTCTTGGATCGTTGCTCTGGCTTCGTTAAGATAATCACGAGCGATCATGCTCGCACCTTCTCGACGGCTTCGTACTGCTTGCGAACTGCTTTGCGACCGACCAGATAGCCATCTCTGTGTCCAATCTTGTATCCCATAAAGAATAACAAGAACCAACTGCCTAAAATAATGATCTGTAAAAGACTCATTTTACTGCCCTTCTACTGCGCCCTTCGCAGCTTCTTGGCATAAGTGTTGCACGACTATCAGACAGTCTTGCGATCATTTAGATAACGAAACGGTAACAATTCTTGATCATCAACTTGGTCATCGATCGTCCGGCGGATGTCATTATCTAGATCGTCCATAGACCTTGCCTTCGACTATGAATGTGCCATCCTTCTCAATATGAATAATGCTCACACTAACCTTGTTGCCTTGCTGATACATGATCGCAAAGGCTTGCTGCCAGTTGGCTGTGCCTTTAGTGTAAGAAGCCTTCTTGAAGTCCATAAGGTTGCCAACCTCAACACCAGTCAGAACACGCCCTAAACGGCCTCCTACGGCCTCTGAGAAGGATGCTAGGCCCGCTCTGTGCGTATGTCCTGAGATAACGTTCTTGCCCATTCTACGAGCCGCTTCAAGGGCTGATAAGCCACCAATAGCCTTGATAGGCGTGTGATCTCCATGAACTGCAACCCAATTCGGAGCAATAGCATAGGGAGTGCGGTGAAAGGTAATTCCCAGCTCATCGAGCTTCATAAACTTCTCAAAGCGCAGCTCTGGCAACGACAGGAATGAGGGAATCTTTCGCATGATCTGGGTGTAAAGGCGATCCGTATGATTTGAACGGATCATGTGGTCAACCTTTAGATCATAAAGTATCTGAACAGCCTCGTCGCGATCCGCTCCAAGAGTTTGTTCATAAGCCTCTGGTGTTCCTTCGCTCCACTTTGAGATGGTATTAAAGTCAATTTCATCGCCAATGGTTACAACTTCGTCTGGCTTCCACTTGGCTATGAAAGATATTAGGTTCTTAGTTGCTTGTCTATCGTGGAACGGTATCTGTAAGTCTGAAACGATTACAGTACGAAACATGTTTAATCCTCATCGTCATCGTCATAGGGGATGCGGTCTGGAAGGTCTGGAAGCCAGTTGGGTGTTGGCAGGATAGTTGCCGGATAAGTTGCAGGCTCAAGCAAGATTGCTAAAGACAGTTCAACGGTAAAGCCAGCCCTGCGCAGTGATTTATAGTATTCATTAAGCCCGATGCAGTACTGATCGAGCATAGAGTAAGCCTCTAAGTCAATAGCCTTTTTTCGTGCCATGTAAATATTATCGCTCTAGAAGTATGTTGTAGATCTCATCGACACGCGTATTAAGTCGTTTGATCTCCGACAGCAAGTGCGTGATCACATAACCAGCCAAGCCACCCACTACTGCAAGCGTGGCAATATAGAGATTTAAGTAATCGTTCGCTGTCATTTGCTGTGGTCGATCTCATCTACTGCCGCTTCGACTGCATCAACGATTACATCCTTGATCGCCTTCTTTGCGCGATAAGACTTGATTGCTGCTCTAAGTGCTGGGATTGCAGCTAGTGCGATTCCTGCGTAGATCATCTCTTTCATTTGCTTGCTCCTAGTAGTGGGATGTTAAAGAACGAACCATCCTCATCGCCTTTGCTAGAAAAAGAACAGTGCAGATGGTGGCGATGCTGATTAATGCCCGTATATGTGCGCCAACGCCATAGGCTTTTAGCGGATGCGATTTTGCCATCAAAGATGATGTACGAGATACGTTTATCAGACTTTGCCAATGCACGAAGTTGATCCGCCACATCGGGCATGATGTCCGGCTTTGGTTTGCCGGATAGATCGCGGTCAATGTCAATGGCACGAACCCAACCTTGCTCATCTGGATTATGGTCAGACTTACGAGCTGAGTGCCGACTATCGCCGATCCAGCCGTCCGAGGTACGATCACGATCGCCGAAGCAGTCATCGAACTGTTCACGAAGTTGTTGTCCCGCTTTGCATAATTTAGGCTTCAATTCCTGCTGCCTTTGCATCTAGATCACAACGTTGACAATTCCAAGTAAACTTGTCATTTAAGAATAATTCTTTATGACCACAATCAGGGCGTGGTGCAATAAAAGCATCTGCCTCTGGATCATAAGAATACGAAACACCAGCAAAGTTATGACGGATTTTTGAGTTATAGGAAGTTTTAATCCAAGTGCCACCAAGGTTATCTATTAACCATTGATAGCCTTCGTCTCCATTGGGATCGTTATTATCTCCAACGAGAACGCGAATAACTTTATTGTTTTCATCTAATTCTGCCCAGTGCGACATATTAAACCGCCGTTTTCAAATAGCGAACAATTACAATTCCTGAACCACCGCCGCGACCAGTTGAACCACCACCGCCTGTATTTGCTGTTCCCGCTGTGGAAGTGCTTGGTGCAACACCACCACCACCGCCATAACCACCATTGGCTGTATAATAGGTGGGAGCGTTGTAACTTCCTCCTCCACCACCGCCAGCATAATAATAAGTGCCACTTACATTTTGTCCTGTTGAAGTTGCAGAACCCCACGCTGAATAAGCAGATGACCCAACTCCGCCGCTACCAGGTGATGTACCACTTGTTCCATTATTTCCAATAGCGCCAGCACCACCGCCACCACCGCCTGATGAACCACTTGAGTCCGAACCAGTACCAGTTCCACCTGCAAAGCCTTGCCCAGAGGTTGCACTACCTGCCGAACCACCACCTGCAGCACCGCCACCTGAACCACCTGTATTACCGTTTGCTAATGTTGAGCCATTTTTAGCGCCAAAACCACCGCCTTTAATTAAAGTTAAAGAACCAAATTGACTATCTACTCCATTTGTTTGGGCAGCGCCACCAGCGCCCACTGTTACGGTATGAGAAGTTGCCGCCAAAGATTGAGAAGCAAAGCCAAGCAGACCGCCAGCACCACCACCGCCAGTTACGTTACCTGTGTTTCCACCACCACCACCGCCTGCAACCACCAAAATATCTGCGGTGAGGCTTGCTGTAGTAATGGTTAAAGTTCCGCTGGCTGTAAAAGTTCTGTAGTAGTAAGTTGCATCAGAACTTAAAGTTCCGCCAGAGACCACTGGTTTAGGTGGTTCATAGTTAGCAATGATTCCAGCAATCTGATTTGCGATCATTATGCGATTGCACCCACAACGTACCAAGCATCTGTGCCTGTCTTGATTAAGGCTGCTGACTTGTACTGAGCAACGGTTGGTGATGCTGCTGTTGCACCTGCTGAAAGAACTGTAGTAGTCCCCGGCGTAACGGCTGAAATAGTGCAAAGGCCAGCACCGATATTGAGAACAGTTATTACTGTGCCAATAGGGTGAGCCACGTTTGCGTTTGTTGGGATCTTGATCGCGTTAGCAGAGGCATTGCTCTGAGTGATCAAAGTCTGATAAGAGTCGTTTAGGACTGTTGTGTAGGTAGTGCCTGTCTGGGCGTTAAGTGTGAACGCCACTAGCCCATTGAACATAGCCGCGCTTAGGACATCGCCTGTAGCTGCTGGAAAGCCTGTTGCCATTTATTTTCTCCTAGTACGCCATTATGTTAGTGCCGATTATACCTGATACAGCCGATCCGATTATGAACCCTTCGATAATGGGTTCAAGAGTCGTAACAGTTACCTGCATGGAATTGGGCGTGATATTCCATGCAAAGCCCTGAGCCTGTAAAGTCTTAACGATGGTTGATCCATCTGGTTGAACATTTGTAATCTTTAGATTTGAGAAGTAATCCAAGTCCAGCATTGTCGCAGTTGGTACGTCTGGATCAAGTAAATCAACAGTAATGGCATCGCAGCGGATAGTTGTCTCTTGTCTAGTTGCGACATAGATCTTGGCGATATTGAGAGTATCTGCATCAGTCTGAGCAACAAGGTTCTCTTGGTTTGACTGGTGAGGGAAGTACTTAGCGATCGAGGTCGCGTTTTCTGAGACTTGTTGAGTGCCGCCAACGCGAGTCATTCCGGCAGAGTTGATGATCAACTTGTCATCAAAAGCAAAGACCAGGTTGGTGTAAGGAATGCCAGTTGTCTGATCGAACTCAATCGGAGTATTGCCATACTTCTTGATCGTATTAGTGCGGTTTAAGAATACTGCTGTGCCTTCTTGGTTGAAGAAGAATGCGCCCTGTTCAGAGAACTCAGCGTTCTTGACTGCATCTAGGGCAGTGCGAGCTGTGGCTGGGTCTGCCACGCAAGTCGTGTTGCCTGTGTCGATTGTGCGCATATTTGTAGGAAACTGCACCTGATCAAGGATCTTGCCAATACGTGTGCCGGTATCTTGTCCAGCCGTAGCACTTGCCACTGTTGTAACTGTCGCTTGCTGCATAAGTCTGAAAGCATCTGAGCAAACAATATCCACGTAGCCAGTTTCCTGACCTTTTGGATAGGTGTATAGGTACTCTGTTGTATAGCCAGAGAATAGAAAGTAACCAACGCCGCCAGTGGTAGCCGATACGCGCAGTTTGCGCAATGGAGTTAGGAAGCCATAATACGGGCTTGAAGTGTTTTGTGGGTTGAAGTAAGACAATGGATCAAGTACTCGAACTGTGCAAGTACCAGCCTCATAAGTATCGCGCATGATATTGCGACCGCGCCTAATACTGATTTGCCGAACATCTGGAGTTAAGTCAACTGTTGGCTCTGGCGTTGTAGTTGAAGCCAGTGTGCCTGTGCCTAGAACGCCGTACTTTGCATCGCCAATAGTAAACGGATAGCCGAAAGTTGCTCCGCTAGTAAAGTCGAAGGATACGCTGATCTGGGCAGGTAAACTCATCCTGCGAACGATCCTTTAAGTCTGCCGATAGCAGATGGAGAACCAGATAGCGAACGGTTTAGAAGCCCATTAGATATAGCATCGATTAGATCGCCTTCTGATACAACGTTTCCGCCAACATACACATTGACATTGCCAGAAGCATCGGCTCGAACGCTTGTTGCTCCACCACCGTAAGAAGTAGTTATCGCATCGACTGCCGCTCCGTTGTAACTTGGAACTACTGGTGATCCTGTTGCTACCGTCATTGGTGTCATTGTTGCGATACGGCGAGCCTGAGCCTCGATCATGTCAAGATAAGAAGCCCATGCGGAGAATGGATTGCTTGCTTTAGGTAAGTCTGCAAGATAGGCAACCAACTTCTCAGTTAACCCTTGAGACTTGGCTATTTCTCCAGCTAGTTTAGATGCCTCAGAAGTATTGCCGGTAAGGATCGCTAATTGCAGTTCAAGGCGTTTACGCTCGTCCTCGGTTATCTTTCCTTTAAGTGCAGCAATGATTTGAGTCTGCTCAATATCAAAGAGAGTTCCAGCCTTTTGAAGTGCTGTCTGCTCCTTGATCGCTGCTGTATTTTTCTTTGTAAGTGCAGCCTGTTCTTTAGCGCGCTTTGCTGCTGCCTTTTCTGCTGCTGCCTTCTTGAGTTCTGCTGCGATCGCTGGAGTGATTCCAGATACGCCTTTGCCTCGGTTGGCTTCTGCCTGACCAATAGCAACGAATTGTGAAATATTGCCAGATAGCAACGCTTTAGCCTGAGCAAGTCCTACTCCAAAGCGGCGAATAAATGTCTCAAGTCCAGAGGATGCTTTATCAATTAAGTTGATGATATTAGTTAAGCCACCCTGACCACCGCCACCAAGAATTGACAGCGCATCAACTAGACCGCGACCAATCGCTTCCTTGGCATTATTTGAAGCAACGGCCAATTTGTCTAATGATCCAGCGTAAGTATCGGCTGCTTGTGTTGCCTGACCAGAGAATAAGTCAGTAAGTCTAGTTTGGATTTCTTCAAAGTTGGATGAGGCTAATTCTGCTTTAGATAGTCCTACACCTAAGCGACCAAGTGCCTGATTCTGTCCTAGGTAAGCCTTTTGGAGACTTTGTGAAACTTGGGCAACGCTCTTACCTGTGCCGGCACTTATATCTAACGCAAGGCTAAGTAATTCTTGAGACTTAGTTATATCGCCAGTTGCTCGAAGTAAACGATCCATCGCTGGGCGAAGTTCATCATCGAGAACACCAGTCTGCTTTTCAAGTCTTGAAATGTAATTGTTTACCGCTTGTGCATTATCGCCAAAGCCTAACCCTAGATTGTTTAGAGTTTGACCAAGAACTCTGGCTGCTTTGTCATCTTCGGCAAAGGCTTTAACAGCATTGAAAGAACTGCGCGCCAACTTCTGCGCTCCGTAAAGACCAATGTATGACTTGGCAAGTGTCGAAACTTGCTTAGTTAGTCGAGAAGTAGCAGTGTCGGCTTGCTTGAAGGCTTTAGCACCGACGAACTCCGAGGCAATATCAATTCTTAGATCAGCCATTATTTGCCACCAGTCTGAGCGTTAAACTTTGCGGCTGAGTTAAAGATCGCTTGTAGCACTGCGCCTTTAGCTTTGCCTTGATCTTGTTGCCATGCTTTGAACATTGCGCGGCCTTGAGTCTTTTGCGATTGACCAGCTAGTGATCCGCTAAGTCTCGGAGTGAAGCGACCATCGATGCCGGACTTGCGACCTGCTGTTTCATAGATTGCGCCAGCAGCAGACTTATTAAGAATCGATACCAAAGACTTAAAGCCTGAACGATTAGTCTTGCTGGGAGTTGTCTTATACCCAATGCCACGCTTAGCAACAGCAGAATCAAAGGCTACGCGCTCCCACTTGCCCTTTTGATTACCTACTAGCCAGCCAGAAGGAATCTCTGAGTTAGAAGGTACGAATCCTCTGGCCTTACGTACAACAGGCTTTAAGAACCCAGCAATTTCTTTTTGAGTTTCTTTTGCTAGATCAGGAGTAAATTGCTTCAGAGCTTTGCGAAGGTTACTTGCGCCTCGAACGCTTGTAGGCATCGTCTTGCTCCTTCGCTCGGTCTTTCAGGGCTTGAAGTAAAGTCCTGAACATTGTGTGATCTAGTTCAATTAAAGATTGGGGCGAGAGTCCTGTCTCGAGCGATAGTCTCGCAACGAGATAGGTGAAGGACTCCCGCGTTACTCCAAAGGGTCGTCATCGAGAACTTCAACTTTCGTCAATGTCTCTAAGAACGCTTCTCCGAAGGGTTTAACGGTTTCACCCGACCGACGAATAGATTCCCAGCAAAGCCAATAAACATCGCTCTGCTTTTCATCATCTCTAAAGGCTTTGTGGAAGCCCTTGCCCTTGAACTGCTCAAAGGCGTACTCGATCGCCGGAGTGATCTGGTACTCGTTAACGCTTCCGTCTGCCCTTGTTACCTTTAGTTTTGCCATACTTTTGCCCCTTAGTTAGTTATTAGGAAGTTGTTACTGCTACTGTGCCGTTGACGTTCCAAGTTACTGACTGAGTGCCAAGATCGCTAACAGCACCGTTGATGTCGGTTGTGTTGTTTACTAGGCATGTCATCGTGTAAAGAGGGTTTGTCGCTGATGTAGCAGATGAAGTCTGCTTGAGGGTTACTGTTACTGAACTTCCCCATGCAGCTTGCAAAGTTTGTAGAACGTTTGCTGATGCTGTGTCGTTTAGGAAGTCAATAGTCAATGATGATGCTTCCAAGCCCTTAACGAACTTGTGGCCGCTATCGCCCATTGCTGTAACTTCGAGTTCATCGAATGATCGGTTTAGCGTTACTGAAGTAACGTGGTTTGAGAGGTCAACCGCGTTAACAGTAAGAACCACTCCATTGTTTAGAAATACTGCCATTTGGTTTATTCCTCATCTTTCTTGGTTGCTGGTTTTGGTGCTGGTGTTGCAGGAGTCTGACCAATCTTGATCAGGAACTCTGCTTGTTCTTTTTCCCATTCATTCATGGCTTAACTCCAACTCGTTAGGACTGAGACTTGCAGGGAGCAAGTCAGTAGATCGCCAGTGGCAGCGTTAAGAACGCTAGGCGCGCTTACATCTCCCACATTATAGACGATCGAGGATGCTGCCAGTTTATTAAACACAGCAACTAGCATTTCCTCAATTCCATTTAGATTGCCTTCATTGTCCAGGAGCGGCACGAAGATGTTGATATTAAAATTAGCAAGCGGAGCAATAGTGTTGTAACTATTGTTGTTTGGCGTTACGTAGGGATCAGCTGGGCTGACCACGATACTGTTCACGATTGGAGTTGCCGGTGGAAACGAGAACACTGACCAAAGTGAGTTATCGACTAGCGCAGTGGCAATAGTGGTGCGAAGGGTTGAGATCGCTGCTGTCATGGTTAGCCAACCATCGAGCGCGGATCTAGGTAAGGAGCAAGCAAGCCGCGAACGCGAGCAAGCAAAGTGTTTGACATTGTGAATGGGCTAGGTGAGAAACCGTCAACTGTCATGCCTTGGCCGCTTGGTGCTTGACGGGCTTGCCAGATAGCGATTGAGATCATTAAAGATGCTTCTTGGATTGCTGGAATTGTTGAGTAATCTATATAAGTCTCAGCTGCTGCAATTCCATAAGGCTCAACTGAGTGATAAGGATTGTCGCTTGTGTGGCTTGTAGTTACTGAGAATGATCGAGTGTCAACGCCTGTAATTGTTTTAGTGCCATTGTACTTAGTGCCAGCACCAGAGATTGTTACAGATTGACCAACGTAAAAGTAATCGCGGATATTTTGATCAAAGTAGAGAGTGCCAACTGTGCCGGTATTGCCATGAGCAATTATGTACTGTTGGTTCTTCCATAGAAAAGGGATCAACACATTGTCAGCAGCATCGCAGACTTCCTGCAAGGTTGCGTCAGCATACAGAGTACCGACACCGAGAGCGGAGCGGAGTTCTGCAACTGTTGTGTATGACATTTGATCCTCTTTCTAAAGACTGGCGGCCTAGAAGGGCACTAGGCCGCCAGCGACTTAGTTAGCGTTAATTACGCCTTGTTGTTCTTGAATGCGCCTGCGCCGACCTTAGTAGCGATTGCGCCATAGCCGTAGTAGCCGATTGTGATCTGACCTGCGGCTGTTGATTCTGCGCGCAAGCGATATGTTGGGCTCTCGTACCATGTGTAAGCATCTGGGTTGACGATGATGATTGAACCATCTGTGTCAGTTCCAGAAGCAGTGTTAGGTGTTACGAATAGGTTAAGACCTGCAACGTTACCTTGTAGAGCTGTAGGTGCTACTGCTCCGCCAGCGTTTTGTGGCTGTGAAGCTGTGTAGATTGGGCGGCCTGCATCGTTCAGTGTCATGATGTTTGACCACTGTGAAGTGTTAACGATCATGTTGCGAGCAAATGGATTTGCTAGGCCAAGTGTTGCGCCGTAAACAGATGCCGCTCCGCGAGCAACAATTCCGAGAAGTTCGGCTGCTGTTGGGTAAGTTGTTGTTGTTGTTGCATCTGCTGTTGCACCAGTGATCAATGCTGCGTTAACTGCTGCATCTGTAGCCTTTGCGTATGCTGCGGCCATGTTGCGAACGAGTTCATCGAAGAATGCTGGAGATGTACGATCTAGCAATTCAACAGAGAATGTCTGTTGTCCGGCGTACTTCTTGACATCCACTGAAAGGAATGCTGAAGTCTGATCTGTATCTGAAAATGCTGCATCTTCTGCTGTAACTGCAACAGTAGGCATTGCTGTGATCTTTGGGATCTCGAAAGTCATACCTGCATCTGGAAGAACTCCGCGTGAGATCGCTTCGATCGATGGGCGGATTGTTGTTCCAAGTGGGTTGATGATTTCTGAAAGTTGACGTGTTGGTACTAGACCAGCGTTGTCAGTTGTGTTGTCTGCTGCTGCGATGTATTGACGTGCTGCATCATCGCCCATTGCTGCGCGAATTGTGTTTTCAACGTACTTTGCAGCTGTTACTTCGATGCGTGGCTTTGAATAAGCCATTGCTGTTACAGTAGGGCGAGCAGCTTCAACTGCGGCAGCCTCAACTGTAGGTGTTGCTTCGACTGCTGTGGTTTCTTCCACGAC